AGCCATACGCATGTTGATGGCATCGCCGTTTGTGAGTGTGATGCTATTTGACAGTGGGTTGCTGGCCAATAGGATGCCGGACCCATCTACGCTAGTTGCCATGAACAAATTGGATACTGGACCCCAGCCCGATCCTGTTGCACTAAAGGTGACGATCTGGCTGGTGGCTCGGTAAACGCCACTTACAATGTCAATTGTAAATTGATTTGACGAACTTACAGCCTGCCGCAAATATCCATTGCCAGATGGTTCATCAATGATATCCGTCATGAGATCATCAACGGTGATCGCCCCTCGATTGTCGAGTCCAAAGTAATAGTTTGCTGGCGGGTATGTTCCTGGGCTGCTGTCAAATGCGCAGGTCAACATAAACATCTCTCCACCAATATGCAAAGTGTTGAGTAGATTTTTCTCTTCCCAAATCACCTTGCCATCTCGGATGTGTTGGATTTCGAGAATCTTAACTAAGCCATGCCAATCTTTTTTCATTTTGCACCTAACTTTATTGAGGTTTTTTCGCCAGTCTTTGAAGAAAATAAAATCTTGTTGATCGTAAACTTTTCATCTACAAAAGCGTCATTACCAATGTATTGTTTGCCTTGACCTTTTCTCATGTAGCAAATTGTAACGTGAGGCACATAAACAGGATAGCTCTCAGTAGCTTCTAAACTTCTTCGCATCTTACAGTTTAGCCTGTGTAACTCTTCGCATTCCACGTTTACGATTAGCACATCGAATTTATCGCTTTTCGTAAACATATCAATCTTGCCTAACTTGCACTCAAACTCTTTTTCTTTGATAAACAAATCAGACACTTCTTTTAAGATGTCTGTGTGAATGCCATAGATCAAAGTAATATGAGGGTCATCTTCTCGACCAAAGCTGGGGTCTTTAGTATCAAGAAACACCGATTCATTAGGTACATGATCCCACCCCCAAGAAATTACATTGTCTGTAACTTCTTCTGGCGGCTCGACCAATAATGAAGAGTAGTCGTATTTATTTCTACGCCCCTCGTTAACCAAGAACTGTTTGAAGCTCATTGCCGTCATCTTTCTCGTCATCTTGTGTACGGCGGCGTTGTTGAATGTTTTCAATCTTGGCTTTCTCTTTGGCGATTTCCTCGTCAATAGCCTGAATTGCTCGGAATGGGTCATACGAATACGCATTGCCTTGGCCCTGTGCCAATTCACGACGTTCCGAGTTAACCTCACGACGATCCCGTTTCTTCTCAACAGTCTCCAGCTTTCCTAGAGCGGCCCGTATGTGATAACGTACTTCTGACAAAGCATGGTCTTGCGGTACTTGCGCTAACGCTTTCTGCAAAGCAGCCCTTGTCTCGTTTGTGTTGTTTTTCATTTACTCATCCTCTCGATCCAGCGCATTGGGGCTTCTTCCCCGATGACTTGATATTCTTTTACATCTCCCTCATGGAGATATTCTTTAAGGTATTTTTCTTCAACCCGGACTTTCCATACATCGGAGTCTCCAGGCAAAGGACTTGTCGCTAAGGTGATGTGGCTCGGCAAAACCGCTTCAATTCCAAGTGACAAATCTCTTTTTGCAATTTCAAAATATCGACGTTCGGATATTGGCCTTGTCATATACAAAGTCAATATCTTGTTGTATTTAGGGTTGGTTCTTAGCTTTGCCAGCAAATCTTGCATATCAACTTTAAGACTTGCGGGCATTTCCTCTTCTGTAAGCAATTTCGCCTTAAATCCCGTTGACGTGTGTTCGTACAAGAAAACTGCATGGAACGCTTCGCCTACGGTGATTTTGGCTTCCGATGACACCCATCCCACTTCTGGGCAGATGGCCTCTATGACAATTTTATGATTATGCCATGTAGGGATTTTGGATATTGCCAAATTTATATTGTGTGACATCTGGTCAAAGATAGCCGTTGATTCGGACAAAGAAGATTTGGCGACTGCATCGGCTTCTTCTGGACCAAATTCTTTTCCATACAACTTGGTCTGATATTGAAACATTGCTGTTTCGATTTTGTCAGACAAGGCACGATCTGCGTTGTGATAATCCACCCAACGACGGAATGTCATATGGGCATGATTTACTCTTTTTGGATCGCCTGTGCGTATTGCCATCTTGAACTCATCAGATAACGGGTACGCCAGTTCTGATAGTGTTCTGGCGACCTCTTTGATATTGACGATGTTTTTGCGGGCTTCAATAAGCTGTTTGTCTGGTTTGAGCATAAGGCTCGCCATATCAGCTTGCAGCTTTTCCTTGTATTCGTCCATGACGACAAGGATGCTGCTTGGTCGAGCTTTATTTTCGAGGTATTTCATGAACGACATTTACTTTCGCCTCTTTCGATTACAGGCGATGTATCTATTTCGACATTCTGTCGAACACATACGCTGTGTTTTATATATTCTGTGAAATTCAATGCCGCATTGTTCACATGCAAACTTCGGTCTGGTGCTAACAAATAATTGCTTGAGGTCAATTCCAAGAGATTCGAGATAAACACGGTCAGCGAAAATAATGTCAGCTTCGGGATGATCTACACAAAATCGCTCGTATTTTTTTTGCCACTTAGCTCGCATCCACCCTTTAACCTCAACATGCTTTTTTATCTCGATCAGCCAAAAATCAGGCGTATAAGCAGAGCCATCAGAGAGAATATAAGTTTTGGATTCATACTCCCAGGCAACTCCCTGTTTGTCGAGCCAAGAAGCATATGCAGTCTCCCAACTACTTCTCATAGCGACCCAATTGCCATCAGGTTGTTGATGCCATATCCTTTTGCCATGCACCCGTTTTTTACCGTAATTCGGATGTCTAATTCCCTTTTTACTTTCACTTAGTTTTCGCCGATGCTCCTCGCTTTTTTTCTTTCCTTTATTTGCCGCAGAAATCTTGGCAGCTACTTCCGGTGAGCAAGATTTACCCTTCATAGCCTGACTTGGCGGGCGAGATTGTAAACCAAATTTTTTCATGTGGCGAAAAATTGTTCCAACGCTAGTTCCATATTTTTCAGCTAATTGACTCATCGACAAACCTGACTGATATTCTTGCTCTAGTTGATCTTTGGTAATGTCCATAATAACCTCCAGTGTATGTAGTCATTACCATCCGAATTCACGCAAAAGTCTATCGTTCCGACGCTCGATATTGAAAATAACACCGGGCATAACAGTATCTTTGTCGGGCGATAAAAGGTCTATTTCATCGTCCATGAGGAAATCTTCTGGTCTTCCTTCCATCAATTCACGTTTGATTTCTTCGTATACCTGAGCTTTTAGCGTGGCCGTTACTTCTTTCGGAATCTCTGCACCCATAGGTATGTCTCGCAACATGGAATCACGAACATAAAGGGCCATACACATAGACATAATAGCGTCGTCGTGCTTGCCTTTCTGAGCTTCAGCCTTGCGAGTGACAGGGTTGTACTCAAAAGTCTGGAGTTCCATAACGAATCGCATACTGTTAATACGAACAGTTTGGTTCAATAGCCGATTTTGGAGAGATTCCAAATATAGAGATCGGTTTACTTGACCAATTTTGATGCCCGGTTTTACGTTGGCCGATTTAAGGCTTTCGTAATAAAGGCTCTCGTAAAACAAGGTGAATTGAAGGTTGCTTAGAACAGCCCCACCTGGACCCATGTTTTCGACAACAATCAGAGCATTGTTGTAATAAATGCCCACTTCATTAAGCACCTGAGCGAATTCGTGAGGCACAATGATATTGGAGTAAAACTCGGCCACTTGTTCCAAAGTTGCTGTGTCAATTACCTGAAAACAGCAATTGTCATTGTTGTTGCCCTGGCCTTCGGCAGCGTCAGCGCCAATGATGTATTCGTGGCCATCAATTGGCTCTTTCCAGACCCACATAGCACCCTTGTTGTGGTCTTCGCTTTCCAATACAGCAATACGGCCTGACTTGTTGACCCATTTCGGGAACAACTTGCGGCTAGGGTAATTGTTTCTGGTTTGCTCTGTGAGTTGCGTGATGACCTTAGCGGAGAAGTAAGTATCACCGGAGCCAAGGAACTCACGCAACACTTCCTGCAAGAAGCCCTTCTCGCCGAGTTGTGCCTTTTGTTCTTTAACCCACTCATCGTCGTTGTAGTCGGGATGTTCCCAATAATCCAAGTCGATGATGTTGAAGCGGTTTTGCTTTTCTTGTGCTTCGTGGTAGGTTTGTTCATACCAGTTACCAAGACCATTGACCGTCGATACGAGGGTGCAACCACCACCCGTCGAAAGAATAGGCCACATGGCTTTCCAGTGCTTGTCCATGTCATCAATGAACGCAGCTTCGTCCACGATCAAGAATGTAACGGACTTACCACGAGCAGCTTCAGGAGAGTGGAACTTTAAGGCTGACCCGGTGTCCGTGAACATCTTCATGTGGTCATTCCACTTACCGTCTTTCTTTGGCTTCAACCATTCTGGGAAGTTCTCAATAGAACGATCCACCATCATGCCAATATCCGTGGCATCACGGTCGGTTCGTCCCAAAATCATGATCTGTTGGTCGAGTTGGAACATGCAGCGCCACATGCCCCACAGCAAAGTCACTGTCGTCAGTCCCCCTTGACGAAACTTGCTGATGATGTTAAATCGGTGGTTTTCGTATTCCTGGATAACCTTCCGCTGATAGTTGTATAATACGAACGGAATCAAACCGTCCATAGGGTGAAGAATCTTCACATATTTGTGGCAGAAATAAGCGAAGCTGTTATAACACTTGATGATTTCTTTTTGACGACGGGATGGATCGTAAGTCTCGAAGTTTTCCAGCGGTTCATCAGGATCAATTTCAAGTTCGTACTTGTCGAGAGTGTAGTAGTCGGGATCATATTGAAGACGGCTCTTTTTGCCCTCCCCTCGTTTAAGTATCTTCCCACCACTCTTGTAGAATTCTTCGAGGGTTTTGTATTTGCCTCGCCAAACAGAGTCACGTTTGCTCTTGAAAAATACGGCTTGATCCATTATATTCCTTTTCTAATTAAGTTGGCGTCCTCGCTTCCTTGTAGGTTGTTTGGACAGAATATATAGCCAACACACTAATAAAACAGGGTTTGCCATGCGTAAGCTCCATCTCGTTGTCCTGTCGCTGGGAATCATTTTGCTTGCTGTCTATATCAGCAAGCGTGATGTCCCGCCGCCCATTGTTCAAAAAGAATTCGTTCCTCCGGTCAAGCCGTTGCCGCCACCTGATGTGGACCCGCCACGCAAAAAGACTTACGATGAAGCCATCGCAGATATATCTGAAAGCGAATTGCAAAAGCATTTAGAGTATTTGTGTTCTGCCGAACTTGAAGGTCGGATGTCTGGCAAAAAAGGAAATGTTGTCGCTGCCGATTATCTGAAAAAGATATATGAAAGTTTCGGCCTCGATACGGCATATCAAAAGTTCAATATCCAAAGAATGAATGCTGGACCGAAAAACGAAACAGGCGATGATTTCACACAGAATATCATCGCCTGGATTGAAGGCACCGAATTAAAAGATGAGATCGTAGTTGTTGGCGCACACATGGACCATATTGGCTGGGGTCCGTCCATGAGTCGTGCGGGCGGCGGGAAGATTCATCCTGGTGCTGACGACAACGCTTCAGGGACGGTGGCTTTGCTTCAAATCGCCAAAACCTTTGCATCCTTGCGTGGTCAGAACAAAAGAACCGTGGTCTTCATGTCTTTCAGTGCCGAAGAGATGGGGTTAATTGGTTCACGATATTATTGCGACAACCCTATTTTCCCAAAGGGGAGTCCAAATATCCGCAAGCATATATTCATGCTCAATATGGATATGGTTGGATATTTGGGGAAAGCTCGCACTACCGTCGCCTTCAACGAAGGGGAAAGCTCTCCTGATGTTTCGAGCATCATTGGTGAATTGAGTGGAAAATACTCATTTGCCAAGAGCATTACAGGTCGAAGCAGTGGTGGCAGCGATCACGCCTGCTTCTATAATAAGAAGGTTCCAATTGCATTCCTGCATACTGGAATGCACGACAATTATCACACGCCGAGAGATACAGCAGATAAAATCAATTTCTCTGGCATTGAGAATGTGGCCAAGTATGGATTTGAATTGACATGGAAAGTTGTCAATTCAAATACTAAGCCATCGTTCAATTATGGTGGATTCCGGGAGATGGAATACACGCACGATCACGGACACAAAGATGTACCTTTTCACAAGGATTAAATGATGAACAAAGACAAAATGATTCAGATGTTGAATGACGATCTCAAAAATGAATGGAAGCATTTACGTTTTTACTTGTATCATGCGAGCGCCGTGACCGGCCTGCATTGTGCTGAATACAAGGAGTTGTTTCTCAAAGAAGCAGCTTCAGAAATGCTGCATGTTTCACAATTTTCAGACGTTATCATTGGTTTGGGTGGCGTTGCCACTTTTGAGTCAAATGATTTCGGAAAATACACCGACCCTAAAGACATCATGGAATATGCTGTTATGATGGAAGAGGAAGTCGTCAAAAACTATGTGCAGCGAATGAAGGATGCCGACGAATTGGGCGGCGTTGATGGAACATGGCTTGAAATCTTCCTCGAAGGACAGGTCCAAGCCAGTCGTGAAGACCTGGATCATTTCAAACAAATCGTGCGTGGTTGCTGAAAATTAAAAACATTGGTTTGAAATTCTGAGTCAGCACTCTATGTATTGCATGAATAATACATGCAATTACTGTGGCGATTCAATCTCGACTTCAAAGAAGTTTTGTAACATGAAATGTTACAATGCTTATAAGCGAATAAATCAGGTTAAATTAACATGCAATTTTTGCAACAAGGAATTTGCTACATCAAAAGCCAGATCAGAAATTGTTCTACACTGTAGTAGAAAATGTTACATAAAATCTGCCAGCGAGTCTGGCAATAGGATTTGCAAAGATTGCAAAGAACTACAACCAATAGGTGAGTTTAATTTGCATTCGCCAGCGAAAGATATTCGGCGGCGGTATTGCAAAAAATGCGAATTAAAAAGAGTGAGAACAAAATCACAAGACGCTTACACTAGATGGAAACACTCAGAAAGACGGGCAGCAAGATCAGGAGAAGTTTGGGAGATTCCATTAGAAAATTACAAGAATTTAATTGCTCAAAACTGTCACTACTGTGATGGAGAACTAAATCCAACAGGATGTGGATTAGACAGAAAAAATAATGAAGTTGGCTATTTGTTGACAAATGTTGTTCCCTGTTGTCACCAGTGTAATACCGTCAAAAATCATTTCTTTTCATACGAAGACATGCTTCTTTTGTCTGTAGTAATTAAACAAATCAAAAACAAAAAAGGAGAATCCCATTCCCACGGAAAACGAACGTAAGTTTATCATTCGATCCGAGTGCGAGATGGCCGTCAATGAGCTTTCTTCTGAGCAGTATTCGATCTCTCAGGGATACCTCATTGCCACACGAGGAATCACCACACGCATCCGAAAGTCAGTCAAGAAATCCAACGGTTTAGAGTCCTACTATTTCACGCTCAAGGTCAATACCGCTGGGCGGTGCGTTGAAGTGGAAACCAAACTCGACCAAAGAGACTTCAATGATCTTTGGTTGTTGGCCTTGAACCAGTTGGAAAAGATTCGGTATATTATCAAACACGGAAAAAATACCTGGGAACTGGACTTCTTCAAAGACTACAAAAATCAAACGTATATGGCAGTTGCCGAAGTAGAACTGCCGGAAGATCAGATGGAACCGGATACCGTCCCGGATATTGTGAAAAGAAATATGTTGTTCAAAGTTCCGTTGACCGACAATCGCTTTTCAAATAAACTATTGAGCAATGCCAAATATGCGGCAGAATTGCTCAATGAAATTCTCAAGAAGTGAGGAGACGACGATGAAGTATGAAATAGTCAAAAATATTCCTGTTGCTCGTTTCTGGTACAAGGGTACACATACCCATCCGGTACGCAGAACAGTTCTTGTCGTGGAACAGACCAAGGAATTCATCCGTGGTTATGAACTGCGAGAAGGAAGAACCATCAGAACTGCGGGGAAAGCTCCAGTGAAGACATACCGGCGTGACCGTATTGCCAAGGGAGTTTCACTCCGAACGGATAGCCCCATTCGGAAGCTGAATCCCAACAAAAGCACACTGGTCAGGAAGCCACTTCTCGATATTATCGAGTCAGGGGCTTAAACCTTGCCTGTTAAGTTTCTCAAAAAAATGCCCGTCACGCTCTAAATAAACGAGCAAGACGGGTATTTTCTTTTGAACTGAAGGTAACAATGTCATTCTTCCAAAATCTATTTGATGCCGAATACGAAGGCTACTGGACGCTAGGCGACTACAAGGGGTATTCGCTTACCTTCAAAGTGCCAGCAAACAAAAACAAAGGCGAAGCATTTATCGCCTGGAACACGGAACCCTATGACCTATCGGCCAGTGGGAACCTTACGATCAATTTCGCCTTTGATGCAGAATTCAAGAACTTCGCTTCATTGACCGTAAATGTGGCCGGAGCAACACCTGGAGCAACGCTGGCATCCGAAATCAGAGATATTCTGAATTCTACTGCCGGGTTCTCTGATTGGTTCACGGCAGGAATTGACAACAGCACACGGGGCGGTGGCGAAAGAGCGGGAGGTCCATTCCGTTTATTCATCCGTCAAAAGAAATCAAATACAGCTTTCCGCACATATGTTTCCAATACAGGTGCAGAACTAAAGCTCAAGTTCAATAAGTTTGCTGGTGTTGCTGATATTCCTTCTTATTTTGAGAAGGATACTATTGCGAACCGTTTCGCTACGCCAGAATCAAATGGGCGACTTATTCGTTTGAGTCACGCAATTACGGGCAATACTGCTGCCAACCCATCGGTCGTCACATCGGTCGCTCACGGACTTTCCACAAGCGATGTAGTGTACTTTGTAGACTCCAATAGCACACCTACCCTAAACGGCTCCAGAGTAGCAACTGTGACTGGACTAGACACCTTCACGGTGCCAGTTAACGTCACTACGGCTGGGACAACGGGCGAATGGTTGAATGCCAACGAATATCAGATCGTTACAGATTATGGTCTGGATTACAGCACCATGTTGGGAGATTGGGCGCATCTGCGAGGTCGCACCAGCAGTTATATGTTCGCAAAGAACACAATCGACGGATCGGGTCGCATTACGACTCAGATTGTTTGGCAAGCTGGAGCAAAGGCTGGACAATTGGCGAAGAAGATCGTCAACACTTATTCTGGTGCCAACACAACGCCAAGCACTGCAATTGAATTGCCGTATGTCTTAACGGCTAGTGACTTGGTGACGCCTTAAAATCTGGGAAATCCCAGGATGCGGCAGATTTCTGAAGCTCATATAGCGATGAGCGAGAATAAGAAACAGCCACAGTAGATGCTGGCTTGGCCAATGCAACAACAATCTCGGTATACCCAAAGGGGAGGTTATGCAAAGTAATAGCACAACCTCCCCATGTTGTTGATTCTAGTAGTGACCGCCAGCCTTCATTCGGCATGGTTATATCCTAGCTTACATAAAGAAAATTATGTATCCAAGACCCACAATCTGAGCCGCAATGACTCCTAGCAATACCTTGTCCATCATCGACATCCCGCTATCAACACGTCCTGCGATCTCATCGGCCAAACCAAGACTATTCAAGCCACTTGCAAAGCTACCTGAACTTGGTACGGACTGCGCACGAACCGTTTGAACTGGTGCCTCACGGACCACTTCTCGAACCGGGCCTGTCTCACGAGTTGCCCTAATAGCGGCAACAATGGTTTCAATCATTTCATCTTTGGTGACGTGGCAATCACAGTCATCTTGGATAGATTGTGCGGCGACGGTGCTTGCAGAAGCGATGTGTTCTACCAACTGCATTTGCACTTTGGGTTCAATAGATTCAACCCGCTGCTCTACAACACTACCTGTCTTTGGGTCAAGAGTTTCAACCTTACGCTCATAAACGATAGGCTTGCTCTTTTCCACTACACGCTGCTGGAGTCTTAGGGGTCGCTCGTCTTCGACGTGCAATTCGACTACTCGTTCGGACTGCCCATTTTCAGATGTATTTTCCGTGACCCGACGCTCGGCTCTACGGCCATCATCCAGCGTCCATTTCTCAGTTTTGAAGTCATCCATAATTTTCTCCCTCTTTTTTAATGAAGAGACGGTCTTCAGTTATGTATCCTCGTCAGTTCAAATTTTTAGACGCACTTTGACTTCGGATATTACCACGGCAGAACCGCCTAATATTTCTCCTGCCATATACTCAGCAAGAGCTTTTGCCTGTTCTTTATTTGCGGCCCGAACATCCGGGAGGTTTTTATACTCAATCCCCAACCCACGGTTGTAGCGGGCAATAACTACCCAATCCACCACTTGAGGGGTATTAAGCATGGCTCCAGCAGCTTCAACGGCAAGCTCGTAACTGTCGTACTCAGTTTCTGAGAGGACAATTAGGTTTGACGGGACGGCTTCTTTTTTGACGATAAATTTGCCATTGTTCGGGTAAATCATGAACCCGTTCAACAATAGATCACGCAGGATGTCGTTCATAGGATCACTCCTTTTCGATATATACTCATTTCAAATTTCTCTTTCATCAAAGTCCCCATTTTAACTTCAGGTAATCAAGTATTTCGGTTCTTTTCTTTTGATTTGACTCGATTAGCTTACGACGTTCAATTGGACGCTCTTGCCGTTCAAGTTTTCGAGCAAGTATGGCCAGCGTTTCTATTTTATCTTCCCAGGCGGGTTCAGGCGCATATCCTTCGAGTTCTCCAGCGATTTCCTTATAAACAATTCTTCCTTCATACCGGCAAGTGATCTCACGCAAATGATAAGCGAATGAAATGGTCAGATTCATTCCACGAGTCAACCCGTCAAACTGACGACCAACTTCGTAGGAATTTTGGTCTTCTTCCATCATGGGAATATCATCAGCTTCAGGAATTTCATAAGGATCATCAAGAAATGTCTGCTCAAACACACGACTTCCTTGATGGAATATCGGCTGGCCGATGTACTTGGTGATGCTGCAAAATTTGCCTTCTAAACCCATGTAGCCTTTTTTCATGGCTTCTATGGTTCGAGCTTCTTTTATCTGTTGTTCTCTGCTCATGATTCATCCTCCACTGAATATATACCAGTGTCTTTGACACAAAAGGAGATGAAGATGCTTAAAGGAATAATCAACTGGATCAAAAGTCTAGGAAAAACATCAGACGATGTGATGGCTCAGGCAATTATTGTCAACAGAAAGCCACGTCCTGTGCCAGTGGCACGTCCAACAGACCCGAATACTAAAGTTTATCTGAACGATCCAACCTACCCACATCTGGTGGTTGATGTGCTGGAGCCAGCAGACACGCTGTTGGCTATGCGGTCTGTCGGCGAAATGGGTGGCGGCTATCCTTTGGGAAGTCTCCAACAGCAAGCTCTGGCGTTAAAGATTATGGTACAGGATGCTCTCGTGTACATGGCAAGCAAATCTCCAAAGCAAATCAAAAATTGGGCAGCGGTACAATCGTTGATCCTGATGCCTCGTGCTGGAAAAGACCTCAACGCTTATTATGATCGTGGATCATTGAGATTCTTCTTCTTTGGCGATCCAAAGATGAACAAAAACATCTTTGCCTGTGACTCACGCCCGGTGGTTGTTCACGAGTTCGGTCATGCGTTCCTAGACATCCTAAGACCAGATTGGTGGGATACTCAAGCTGCCGAGGTCTGGGCATTCCATGAAGCCTTTGGCGACATGACGGCTGCTTTGATGTCTCTACAACACGACACGCTGATTGACCACGCCATAACTGAAACCAATAGCGACTTAATGAAGTCGAATATCATCACTCGTCTGGCCGCAGAAATGGGAACGGGATTGTACAACCAGACAGAAGGCAAGGACGGAGAATTGCCAAATTGTTTGCGAGATATGACTCAGCGGTTCCAATATACAGAACCAGAAAAACTGCCAAGCCAGGGCCGAGACGATCAACTGCTGGGAGAATCCCACAGCTTTAGTCGTGTGTTTACTGGAGCCTTCTGGGAAATTTTAGTGAGAATTGGTGTGGCTCACATTAACCAGGGTTATGTTCTTCGTGACGGAATGAAAATGTCCAGAGACATTGCTGCACGTTATTTGTTGAAGGCGGTTGTGCAGGCACCAACTACAGTTCGCCTATTCGATGCCATTGCACAACAGATGTTGGCCATCGACCACGCTGAAGGTGGGAAGTATCAAACGATTATGCGTGAAGTGTTTTCTCAGAGGGGCATATTGCGTCAACAAGTGATGATGTTGACAGATGCCGATGCCGATGTCGAGTCCGTTTTGAAAGACATCAAAAAACCACACGAAGTTCAAACGCATGGCGACATGAAAATTATCCGCACGCTTACGACTAAGACAATTAAGTTGTCGGACAAACTTGGACCAGTGACGGCTCTGGATGCGAATCCATTGTTTGATCTGGAAATCACCGTGCCAGATCAGACGGCATATTATTTCGACAATGATAAATTGGTGGGCGTATCAGAATCCCATGAGGGAGAAATTCTGAACGCAGCATATAACTGCCTGCGCATGTTAAATGACGGCGGCTTTGTCGGCGATCATGATTCCGCTTTATTCGAGAACCGTCACGGCAAACTCATGCGTAAGCAAATTGTTTGTACCTGTGCTAAACCAAATTATTGTGATCCCAATGCTCCAGAATATGGAAAACCGTGGAAGCCAGCCAATAACTCTGGCTGTATGGCCTGCCACAATGCCAACTGCAATCCTAGATCATGCGATTGCGACCCTGTACCAACGACTCCGGCCCCGAAAGTTGGCTGTTACACCACTGTCAAGGCCGGAGGAAGAACAACGTATAAATATGGCAGCAGTGCGTCAAGAAAAGTCTGCTAAAGACCTATTGACCGACTTGCCGTCTTTGTTTACGTTTTGTCGGTTTGCCTTGGTCATCAAATTCAATGGTGTTGGTGTTTGAGTCGATTTGGCGATACACCAACTCCGCATAAGGCTTGTCGCCCATGAAGTTTATGCGAATTTTAACCTCAGTGATGTGCGGTTTTACTTGTCGGATGGTGATCTTGAATTTATCGCCTTCGCCAGCTACGATATAGTAGCCGCCGTCCCTGTAGGGTTCTTCTTTGATGATTGGATGATCCAATTCTTTCAAAGATATTTTTGTAGCCCGATACAGCGTATGAGCTTCCTCGTTATAATATTTGTGAGCTTCACCGTCTTTCCACATGATTACACCCGTCACAATTGGGCTGATAAGCAATGGGGCTGCGGTGCAGCCTACAAAAATTGGTAAACATAAAGACGTAAAAAGCAGTAGTTTTTTCATGGGTTCCTCCTATGATATGTATTGCCGTCACCATCAAAAAAGGAGAATATCTATGAGCGGCCTGTACTATAGCAATTGTGAACTAGATTTCGATATTGAAGAGGATCGTATTGTCTTTGCCCAGGATGACGATTGGGAAGAAGAAGAAGAAGACGATTTAGACGACGATGATGACGATGATGACCTCGATGACGACGACGACGACGACGACGACGACCTCGATGACGATTGGGAAGAAGACGAAGACGACGACGAAGACGACGATGAGGCTGATGACTACGACGATGATGATTGGGAAGACGACGATGACGATGATGACGATGATGACGAAGAAGAAGACGACGATGATGACGACGAGTAACTAATGAATGACTCCTGCACTTGAATACTTAATTCGCACCGATCTTATTAAAGAGTGGCTAGTCGTTCCGTCTTCTTTATTCCTCTATGCAAATGGTGGCGATTACCAAAAGGTCGTCGTCACCATTTGTGAGGAATTTAAGCCAAGCGATCACTACTCAATAAGGCATTGGCATCTAAATCAGTGTTCGGAGGAACAAGCACTACCATTCATGACTGAATGTCGAATAGAGAAGAATAGAGTCTTCGATCACCCGGCAACTATATTGCCAAACCATTCGCTGCTTTCATATCACCAAGAATCTATCAGTTCGCACCACAACACATTTAGACAGCCAATGTCTCCTGAGTTGTATGGTTACTACTACGAAAATACGACAGAAAGCACACTTCACACCAAAAGGCGGATAAACTGGCTTTGGAAGCAGTTCGTCCGCATCTATACCCCGCATTTATCGTCCTGCCAGGGCTATATATCTTCAGTATATCGTTCGGAGGCGAGCCTTGCAGATGAGCAACGTGATCTCATTTGTAAGTATATGAAAAGACAATGGAAGTTCTGGCTAATGTGGCAAAAGCACTTGCTACTGACGCCTGGGGAACTTGTCTTTTATAAGGAGTATCTGAACGTAAACAACTAACGCAAGAGCAGGAGGCTCATGAAGAAGTTGCTTGCGGTTTTAGCCTGCGCAGTTGTGGTTTTGAGTAGCGTTGCAATCACGCTCCCAAAACACACTTTGCGTGGACAAACAACTACCAATCATCAATATCCAAATCCTGGCATTCCAGTACAGAATCCTGTAGCTGAGTATGAGGGAGAAGCGGACGAAGACCTCACCGATGTAATGGTGCCGATCCCAATGAAGGATCGTGTCTTCAACAAGACGGGAATTCAGTGTGTATGGTGTTCGCTTGAAACTTGCGGACGATACGCTGAAGAACCAAAACTAATCAATATGACTGACTTGGGTGATTGCAAAAGCTATGCTAGTCCAAGTAGTGCCGCTGCCAAACTGAAACAACTGCGGGTTAGATACGAACAGACAACAAGTAGGTCTGATCGTAGCTTAATCATCAAGTCGGTTGTCCAAGAAAGACGTGGTTGTTTGTTCGCAGTCCCAGGTCACGCAATGACCTTGGTGCATTACGACGAACAAAAAGGAATAGTCAAGTACATCAACAACAGTGACAGTTCACTGAAGATTCGCACTTGGTCTATGGAAGAGTTCAACCGTCGTTGGGACGGGTGGATTTGTGTGGTGTATGCCGACAACGACATTGTGCCACAAAAGTACCGTCCAATAGTGTCGGAAATTCCAATCGTAGATAGAAATGGCCCACAAGGGGCCTATCCAAAAGATTACATACTCCAACCAAGTAAGTAACGAGAAAGCCCCCGGTTAAACACCGGGGGCTTTTTTTGTCACTCGACACTAGCCAGCCCGCCTTGTTGCCCACGCTTTGACAGCGGCGTTATGCCGCTTCTCCTTCAAAGCGTTTGCCTTACGAGTGGCTACTGCACGATTTGCTATTTCGAGAGTTTAAGCTACTTGCAGTTACACTTTTTCTTGCTGAAAATCACCCCGCCCGCTCGACCAACAATTCTCTTGCTGCGGTTCTTCGCAGTGGGCGGTCGATCACTTCCATCTAGTGACGAGTTGGGTTCAATGGTGACTTCTCTTTCCCCATTCTCAGGTTGATCCAAACCGGCTCCTGATGGATCGCCAGCCGATCCACCAAAACTCTCATCTCGTCTGTTCAACCAGTTTGTAAATCCAATCATTGAGTCACGCCCTTAGCAAATAAATACCGTGTGCCATATATAGAGTACACGGAAGTATTTGAAGCCAAGGGAGGCACATGAAAGGATTCAATTTAAGTTGGGCCGTAGGAGTTCTCACATTAGCCCTATTTGTCGCATTCAGTGTTAAAACACGCAACAATCGTGAATTGCCGACACAGCCAATCGTTCAGGTTCAACCTCCTGTTGAAGTAATTCCTGAACCGCCAAAAACGCCACGCTTGCCGAACATTACTGTTCAGGTGCCGCCGCATTTAAGCTATTCGGAAGTTGTAACTCAAGTTCAAAAATGGGGACAAGAAGCGCCTGATCTCACAGAGGTTGGCTTCTATGGAAAAACCAAAAGAGGCGTGGATGTTTGTTACATCAGAATATGCAACAAAATTGAAGTAAAAGATCGCCCACGAGTTCTCATCACTGGTTGTATTCATGGAAACGAGCCGTGGGCTACAGGTTGCGTTATGGCATACGCTGGCAATCTGCTTGGCGGCTATGGAAAGAACAAAGAGATCACGGATTTGATTGAGTCCAGAGACATCTACATCATTCCGGTAATCTCTCCTGACAGCTATCCGCACAGTCGCCACGTTGATGGCGTGGACCCTAACCGTGACTTCCCTGGTCCTTCTCGTCCTACTCACAAGTCAACGCCTAGCATTCAAGCTGTTCAGGACTTCTTCTTAAAGATTAAGCCAAACGCTGTCATTTCAGGACACACTTTCGGTCGTGTCTTTTTAACTCCGTTCGGAGACATGAATCAGAAGTGTCCTAACGAAGCTGATTACCAGCGGATTATTGGGAGAATGGGTAAGATGTGTGACTACAGAATGGACCGTGCCTGTAACCATTATGGCCGACCAATTCAAGGCAGTGAAGTGGATTGGTACTACCGTAATGGAGCATTTTCAGTAGTCATGGAATTTGGCACCCATCAACAAAACCCTACACGAGAGGAAATTGTAAGTGAATACTCTCGCACCTGGGCGGGCGCTCTTTGGTTTATCAAGGAGGCTCCAGTAGTGCCAATTAAGACCATTGGCGAAGATTTTGATTTTTCAGGTAATACAGGTATCGCTGATAGGTATCTTCCACTTTCGAGCGTAACTGCAAACCGACAAGATCAGTAGAATATGTTCTTTTGAATGGAGCCAAAGATGCAGGGTCGTAGGAAATAGGTTGCCGGAGATTCAAGTAATCTTCAATCAGCGGAATTCCTCGATTCTCCACTAAATCATCCCAGGTCAACAATACAGCCCCAGGCGTTCGCTTCGCCATTTCACACAGCCGTCTGAGTCGATAGGTGTAACACCTAACGGCGAAGGAAGGTTTCATTTTTTCATTACCGATCAATAAATTCAAAACAGCAGCAGGTTCTCTCACAACATAGATGAACTTACACTCTTTATAAGCTGCCTTCGTTGAAAGGTGGTGGTTGTGAAGCAATTCGTCCATGTAAATTGCCGAACGATTATCCAGTTTGTGATGCTGCTCTGTGAGTGTCAATAGATTCGGCGGTCCCACATACGGACTGCGAGCCGCCAAGTTGTACCCCTGAATCCGAGGATGGTGATTTAATGCGTCACATAACGCAGAAGAACCCGAATGTAGATGGCTGCAAACGAAAAGTATTTTCTTCATTACGGTCCTTTGGTAGAAAAAACACATTCACCTTAATAACTAGCATTGTGCCTGCCGGTACTTTACTTAATTAGAGAGGAATAAATTATGCCACTTTGGTCAGACTTTTTCAAATTGTTCACATACGCTACAGAGAAAGACCCTCTGTCGGCTCGTAAAGACCCTAAGAACTTCGGGACTGCTGGTATTTCACAACCAGAAGCTCTAGGGACAGATTTTCAAAGCGGTGGTGGACCGGGTGGCCAAACAAGCTATCGTCAAACCAACGACATGATCGACACGACGACTCTATCCAACCGCTCCATGCGGTATAAAGAGTATGAGCGTCTGCGTAATGTCCCGGAAATCGAAATGGCAATGACGGTCTTCGCTGACGAAGCCTGCGTTGCCGGTGACACTAAGATCGCTACGCCGTTCGGGTTCACTACCATAAAAGAGTTAGCAGAGAAGAGAGCCGAAGAACGATTTTTGGTTTACTGCTATGACGCCCAGAAAAAAGACTACAACCTGGGTTGGGCTTTCGCCCCACGACTCGTGAAGCGAGCCAAAACTATAACCATTGTCATGGACAATGGCACTAAGTTCACTGCTACGTCGGATCACCGTGTTCTAAAGAAAGATGGGACATGGGTGGAAACTGGAGAACTTCGGTTCGGCGACGAACTGATGCCATTCTATCGGTTATCTGCGGCATCTGAACTTAAACACAAACAATTTCCTCGCCTATTCACCTTCACGAAAGGCTGGATCAGCGAACGTCAATTCGCTGACGACTGGAAGACTGGCAAAAGCAACCCTGCATATGAAAAAGTAAATCGGGTTATTCGCATGATTGGTGGTGGACTAACCACCCGTCAAATTGCCAAGAAGTTGGATTTCGATTGGTCATCAATAGATGGTTGGGTCAAAAAGGAAGGTTTCACGCCAGCAGAGATCAGAACTCTGTACAAGCATGAGGATCGTCGCCGAATCATAGGCATTGAAGAGGGTCCAGAACAAGATGTCTACGACATTTCAGTCGAAGGCCACAAGTGCTTCGCCACAGATTCTGTCATCCTACACAATTGCCAAAAAGACGAAGATGGCAATATCTTCAAGGTGCTTACAGCCAACGATGAAATTCGTGAAGAAATAGAATTCCTGCTGTTGCATCGCAAAATGCTCAACATGAACCGCCAGGGTTGGACATGGTTTAAGAACCTGTGCATCGCTGGGGATTGGTTCGTTGAAATGGTAATCAACCCGGATAATCCCAAAGAGGGCATTTACCGGGCCATGCCATTGCCTCCCGAAACGATGTATCGCATCGAGACGGTGAAGGGCAAGATGATTGAGTACCAGCAAAGCAAAGAAGGCCCCGATTATCAGGCCATCGTGCGAGGACCAGTCACCGGCCAGAATGAAATGGAATTGAATCAGACGACAGCCATTCGGTTCGCTCCGAGTCAGATCGTTCACTTCCGAATTGGAGATGATCGCAAGACTTTCTATCCTTACGGACAGAGCTTGATCGAACCAGCCCGTGGCCCGGCACACAGCTTGAGATTGATGGAAGATGCAATGGTGGTCTATCGACTCACCCGTGCGCCAGAACGTCGTGTGTTCTACATTGACGTTGGACAGCTTCCTCCATTCAAGGCTGAAGCCTTCATTGATCGACTAAAGGATCAATTCCGCAAGCGTAAGGTTACAAGTGGTCGTGGAACACCTGGGGCGAATTCTGTAGAAGAACGCTGGCAACCACCGGCTCAGGACGAAGACTATTGGCTACCAATTCGACCAAATAGCAATACTCGTATTGATACTTTGCCGGGTGCCGAAAACTTGGGTGAAATTGATGACGCAGTGTACTTCAGAAACAAGTTGTTAACCAGCTTGAATTTCCCGAAGAACTATTTCAACAATGAAGACCCAGGTGCAACAAGAATTACTTTGTCTGCTCAAGACGTTAAGTTCGCTCGCATGATTGAGCGGCTACAAAGTCACTTCGAGGATGGAATCCTGGAAATGGCAGAACGCCACTTGCATTTGCGAGGGTATCCTGAAGAAAGCTATCAAGACTTAAAAATCAAGATGACGGCCCCTTCTGATTGGCGGGAACTATCTCGTGCGGAAGTGGTGACAGCCCGCTATACTAATGCTGGCACGTTAAAGAGTGGTCAGCTTATGGCAGACTATGATATTGTCACAAAGATATTGAAGTTTTCTGAAGACGAAGCTGACGAAATGTTGGCACGTCTGAAGCTACAAAAACTAGAAGACCTCAAACTGCAAGTATTGGCGCAGAATCCACAGCTATTGGGCGTCGGCATTCCTGGGGCAGATGCAGGCGGTGGTCAGGGAGAACTTGGAGCCGAACCGGGTGGACCGGGCATGTCGCCTGATCCAATGGCGGGCGGCGATCCAATGGCGGCAGCAGGCGGTGGGGCGGGCGCTCCTCCTCCAACGGCAACGGCTTCCGGGGCAGATGAAACGCCCGATGCTGATCCAGGCTCGAAGGCACCTGAAGGTGCGAATATTCCAGAGCCAGATGGAGAAGACATCAAGAAGTATGATCTTGAGATTCAAGACTACGAAGCCGAGCAGGACCGAGAAGACATCGACTATAGCGTAGGCGACGAGGGTTAATGACAGGAATCACACAATTCCCCACGTTAGCAATGAAAAACCGGCAGTTAGTGGAGCAATCCACTAACGCCGGTTGTTTTCACTGTTTGAAGATTTTCAACGTGACGGAAATTAAAGACTATACCGACAATGACAAAACTGCGATCTGTCCGATATGCGGCATAGATTCAGTTGTTGGCGATATGTGCGGCTTTGAGCTTACTGAGGACATCCTCAAGCAAGCTCATCAATTCTGGTACGTCAAGCGTTAGTCTTGATCTTCTTGTCTGTCGAAGAAGTATTGTCTGATGTCATCGTGCATCTCGAACTTGTCCGAAGACCATTCGTAGACATCATTGACTAATTTTATGTCAGTGCTTGGATTGTAATCGTAATTCAAAATTATGTCATGGCGGTCCATGTACTTACGATTCTTCAGGGAGCCGTGCCACAAGTGAGAAATATCCACGGGGATATAATCCAGAACTAGCTTATTGGCTCGCAATCCGTCGCACCATTTCATTAAGTCTGTTTTCATGTGATCGTTGAATTTACTAGCAAATCCGTGGATGTCCCACGAATCCAAGTAACAATCGACGAAGAATGTATCTCCACTTCCAACGATGTTGCGGTCATAAAGACCACCCAATTCTTTGAAAGTATCACGGCGAGCGGCCCAGGCAAAACCAGGGACCGAAAAGTTTAATTCACGCTGACGGCGGCGGTGCAGCCAATTCTTGTGAATCTTCCATTGCCATGCAACGCTTTGCAGGTTTGGAATTTTGCTGCCGTCGTACTTCAACATGCCTTTAGGCATGTAGTAGACCTTCTTGAATAGCTGAATGACATCAGCCGTTTTAAGTTTGTCGCAGGCTTGCTGCGCCCAATCTTCTGAATGAAAAATCACGTCGCAGTCGATCCAAGCGTAATATTTGCAATCGTCTGGCAATTTCGTAACACCATAGTTTATTAGGCGTTCCTTCTGCCACATAATACTATTGCTACGCAAGCGATGAACATCTGGGCCGTCAGGAATATAGAACGGCCCACCGTTAAAAGAGCATTCAACAGTGATTAACTTCACCCCTTGCCGCTTGAGTTGTTCAGCAAAAATGAAGTAGTTGCTTAATAAAGATGTAAACCCCGCAGGGTTGAAAAACACGGTAATCACACACAGTTCGTCCATTGAAGCTCCTTCTTGTTACAACGGGACATTAGGCATCCATATGTATTCAAAAAGATCAACAATTATCTGGCGTGCTTTTGTTAGCCAATTGGGTTGTGGAAAGAATCTGCGGAATTTGTAGCCAATACATCGGTCCCATGATTTTTTACATCGTCAGGAGACACGTCGGCCAAACCTTTAGAAATTACTCTGCGACCTTTTGTAGCACCTTTTCTCATATCTGTTTTGAAATTACCGTCTTTGAAACTATCTAATCCATGTTGCTGAAGTATTGCCTTAATTTCTGGCATCACTTCAGACATACGGTTGAGGAACTGAGCGGCAGCTTGGCTATTCTTGGACATTACGACCTCGAACGCCTGCATAGCGGCAGTCAGAGCCTTTTCCGAATTGGCGTCCAGGCTGGATTTGCCAAGTACATTTGTACCAACATCGTATGCTGCTAACTCTTTTAAGCTCACATAGTCTTGAAATGTTTTCATTTTGATCCTCGTTTTTTATACTCTCTGCATACCTATGTACTAGGCAGTGAGGGATTTTGCGAATTACGGTGTAAAATTTGAGATAGAGTTAATACATACCCTCATCACAAGCAGCAGTGAAGCCGTTGCGTATGAGGAATCCAACAACAGCACAGGGAGTCAATTGATTATGAAAAGAAAACTAATCAGCTTCGATGCGTTTAAGAAAATCGAAGAAGCATCACTTACAAACGCCCAAGAAGAGTTAATCGGGGCAGAAGAAGTGCTGGCAAAAACCTTGGGTGTAGATGACTTGAAGTTATTCACCTTCGGGGAATCCGACGTTACATACCAAGCACCGGACGGAAGTTTCGTACACGCCAGCTACAAGCTAGACAAGGACCAATTGGTTCTTGAGAACCTTGAACAATTGGTTATTGAAGAGGAAAGCGAGAAGAAAAACGCCCGCCAAGTCCTAGTCAATATGGTAGATTCTCTACTTGAGAACAATGACGGTAAGGCAAGCCAGCAGTTTGAGGCTTATCTTTCTATGCCGTTCGTTCGTCGTGAATTACTTGTCAGCGAAGGATTTAAGGTTACTGTTTCCAAGCCTACTGGCAGCAACTCTCCGCTGCGTGGCAAGAAGCAAAGCCGTTCTTTGGTTGCCAAACGTACTCGTTCCCGCAACAAGACCCTTTCCCGTGTATCCAAGAGCCAGAAAGACCAACTCGGTCGCAAGCGCACTTCTGCTGCCAAGCAGCTAGGTGGTTCTTCCAACCCACGTTGGCGTACATACGCTCGCAAAGTCAAGCCGACCACCATTAAGGAATGGTCGATGATGTGCGAGAACGTCATGAGCTATTTGGACTACAAAGAATTTGGTCCTGTAATGTCCGAATCCATGATTCAGACAGACGACAGAGGCAACGTAACTGGTGTGGCTATGCCAACAATCCAGAAGCGTAACGAGGGCAAGATTTTGACCTTCAACTGGAAGACTATGGATCATGAGATCAAGGTTCTCCGTGGAAATGTCAAGAAGCTCTCAGAAGACCAGACTTTCATCAAGGCGATGACCGATCTGAAGCGATACAACAATATTTCGGACAACTCTTCACTCGAAGAAACACTAGAAGCTATTGTCAGCCGTTGGCCAGATGTTCTGTACATCACTGAAGGTGAATTGGCAGAGCAGATTTCGACAGCTTTGGAGACAGCTAATGTCACCAATTATGACGACAATATGTGTTCTTTCATGGCTGAAGCAATTCTTCGCACTGCTCACAACGCCTTTACGGATCGTGTTCGCAAGATCGGCTCCCTGGCCGGTAGTGCTGCTGACCTGACTGCTGAGTGCAAGACCTGTGAAGATTCCTACAAGGAATTCAAGACTGTTGCTGATAAGTTCTACACCCAGCTAGACGAGTCTGACTCGGCTGATCTGCGAGTGTTCGCTGACTTGTTCAAGGCTCTCCACGAAGTCCACCGTGTTGCCGCTGAAACTGGCGACGAAGCAACCAAGGCTGAAGTTGAGAACTACATGCAGGAATGTGCTGCTGTTCTGAACCATGAAGTTCAAGTT